TGATATTTATAGATATGACACACCAACCCGACATCACAATCGAACAGGACGCGCGAGCATTGGACTGGCAGGATCGTGGACATTTGTTGACAAACCTGTCAAACGTCCTCGATTCGCTCGAAGACAGCACAGCACCCAACGCGATGCACGCGAAGGTTGCGGTGATAGAAAAGATCATTGACATCGTTACAAACATGGAGGCATGAAGAAAGCAGGAAGACCACCGATTTTTGAAACGCCTGAAGAAATGTGGGATGCGTTTTGTGAGTACAAGGAGGAAACAAAAAGGCGCCCATACTTGCAGCACGACTTCGTCGGCAAGGAGGGGCAAAGTGCGTACAGGGAGAGGGAGCGTCCGTTGACCTTTCGCGGCTTTGAGGGGTATCTTGCGGAGCAGGGGCGATGCTACGACCTACGCGATTACGAGAGGCAGGAGAGCGAACACCACAAGAAATTCTCCCACATACTCACACGCATACGCGCGACGTGTGACCGCGACATGATCGAGGGCAGCGGCGCAGGTGTCTACAATGCCAGCATCGCCGTCCGCGTTCTTGGCTTAGTCGATAAGCAGCAGAACGAAGTCAAAATCGAGCAGCCGCTATTCAATGACTGACGCAATCACCGATGCCGTTGTTGTCCAGTTAAGGACAAGAGCAGAAAAGGGCAAGTCGAAGTACGGCACGACCATGGAGCGCGATGACCTGACGCTGATGCAATGGCTGCAACACTTGCAGGAGGAGTTGATGGATGCGGCGGTCTACGTGGAGAAGTTGAAGGGGGAGATTGTGGAGAAATAGTGTATATTTGTGTAACCTAAACCAAAATAAAATGAATGAAGAACTAAGATTAAAAGGAGAACCTGTCGAAGAAAAGCCACAATGCCTCGAAGAGATGCCAGTGTGGAAGACACCAATCGAACCTTGCGAAAGCAAAGAACAGGTAGAACAACGCATGAGGCTCGAAATCTTAAAACGCTGGGAGATTGGTATTATTACATTGGACAGGGGATGTATTGTCAAGGTCGGATGCAAGAGCATTGCGTTCGTAAGCATTGAGGCTGCATACAAAGAGATTGGTCGCTACTTGGAAAACCCTCGGTTGGTGGCCACCCAGCACGGATTTGAAGAGCATATTTAGTATGGAATAGTCAGGTGGCGGAATGGTAGACGCTCGGGGGAATGGACACCCGTTAGAAACCATGTTACAGGTTCGAATCCTGTCCTGACTACAAGGCTATGTGGTGGAAAGGCACATACACCCCAATGGCGGGGTTTATTGCAGGTTCGAATCCTGCCATGGCCACAAAACCATTTCGTTGACGTCAACAAAATGCTGTTTCAGCACACCACCGCGATAAAACGCATACGGCGGATGACGGCCAGAAAGAAAGTCATCCAAGGCGGGACAAGTGCTGGCAAGACATACGCAATACTGGCAGTCCTGATCCACATAGCAGCCAAGGCCAAGACCGAGATCAGCGTCGTATCTGAATCAATCCCGCACCTGCGACGTGGTGCTATGAAGGACTTCGGCAAGGTCATGCAGTGGACGAACCGCTGGCGTGACGAAGGTTGGAACAAGACGCTGCTAACCTACACCTTCGCCAACGGCAGCACGATTGAATTCTTCAGCGCAGACCAGGAGGCTAAGTTACGCGGCGCACGGCGGCAGGTGCTATACATAAACGAAGCCAACAACATCGACTTCGAGGCGTACCATCAGCTGGCAATCCGAACGAGCGAAGCCATCTACATCGACTTCAACCCTGTGTCGGAGTTTTGGGCGCACACGGAGGTGCTGAAAGAACCGGATAGCGAACTGGTAGTCTTGACGTATCGCGATAATGAGGCGCTGCCAGCGACGATCCGCGATGACATCGAAGCGGCGCAGGTCAAGGCGGCGACATCGACGTACTGGGCGAACTGGTGGAAGGTCTACGGCTTAGGTGAGGTCGGATCATTGCAGGGCGTGGTCTTTGACGACTGGCAGCAGGTCGACGGCATCGACTTCGCTGGTGACAAGCTGGTCGCCATCGGCTTGGACTGGGGATACACGAATGACCCTACGGCGGTGGTGGCCGTTTACAAGCGTGGCAGTGCTATTCTCCTGCATGAATTGATCTACCAAAACGGACTGACCAACCAAGACATCGCTGACCACCTGCGCAAGCTGGGCATCGGCAGGTCGTGGCCTATCATCGCTGACAGTGCCGAACCCAAGAGCATTGAGGAGGTGCATCGCCTTGGCTTCAACATACACCCGGCAACGAAGGGCGCAGACAGCATCAGAAACAGCATCGACATCCTGAAGCGGCAGCCGATGCTCGTGACGCGTGAATCGACGAACATGATCAAGGAACTACGCAACTACACTTGGGACACCGATCGCACGGGCGCGTCGTTGGGAGTGCCGATTGACCGGTACAACCACGCCATTGACGCGGTGCGTTACGTCGCCTTGAACAAGCTATCCGCCAACGCTGGGGGTAGGTACGTGATTATGTAGTAAATTTGCAGTATGATACATCCAACCGCAATTATAGAAGAAGGCGTAGAACTTGGCGAGAACGTCAAGGTCTGGGCATTTGCACACATCCGCACTGGTTCCAAGATTGGCGACAACTGTGTCATCGGTGAAGGTGCGCACATTGACACAGGAGTGCAAATTGGCAACAACGTCAAAATCCAAAATCACGCGCTCATATATCACGGCTGCATCATTGGCAATGATGTTTTCATCGGGCCGAACGTGGTGACGACAAACGACTACTATCCGAGCGTTTTTGGCGACTGGAAGAACAACGGTAGGTTCAGGTCAACATACTTCTGCAAGGGATGTAGCATTGGGGCCAACAGCACAATCATCTGCGGAGTTCGTATCGGGGTTGATGCTTTGGTAGGTGCAGGCAGCGTTGTCACCCGCGATATTCCTGATGGCTTTCTGGCGTATGGCAATCCAGCAAGACCAATCAAAGCAAAATGAGAATCCTAATCGCATCGCTTTTTTTCCGCAAGTACACAGGATCAGAGTTGTACGTCTTGCACGTTGCCAAAGGCTTGAAAGCTATGGGACACAACGTAACGGTCACCTCGCCATACATGGACTACCCATTGATCGCAGAGGCTGAGATGGCAGGCGTGCAGGTTAAGGCGTGGACAGAGTTGACAGGACGTGAGGCGTACAACGTTATACACGTTCAGCACAAGCAGGTCACTGAACATCTGTGCGTATTGTTTCCAACTACACCGAAGGTCGCTACGATACATAGCGTTTTTTACGATTTAGAGCGGCCTGTGAAGCACGAAAGCATCAAGGAGTACATCAGTATAGCTCAACACGAAAAGCACGAAATACACGCAAGATATGGCGTTCCCTTAAACAAGATAAGCGTCATCTACAATCCAGTTGATTACAGCCGATTCAACACCGATGGCGTTCAGGATGGCGGCTATGTTTTACTGGCGGGAACTGTTGATTTCATGCGCAAGGCGATGATTTACGATGCGGCAGCGTGGTGCAAAGAAAACGACAGGCCATTTGTGTTGGTGGGTTATGATCATGGCGACTACTTAAAGGACTTGATTGACCGCTTTCCAGTTCACTACTGCGATTCGGTGAGCAACATTGAAACGCTGGTTAAGGGATGCCATTTTGCATGTGGTTTGCATATAGGTAGAACGACGATAGAGGCGTGGATGTGTGGCAAGGGTGTGATGAGTTATCACTTTAACGCGGAAGGTGCAGTGACCAAGCGCGAGATGCTAACAGTACCTGCAGACATTGCTAACTATCGCAGTGAAACGGTATGCGGCCAACTTTATGCACTTTACCTTAAAGCCATAAAAGGATGAGCATCCTCAACAAAATCACCGTCGACCAGTTCCAGCGTATTGTATCGATTGAGGCCAACAGCATCTACACGGCCAGCGACAAGAAGATCGGCGTCATCGCCGTTCTTGACGGCATGCCGATCGAGCAGGTCAAGAAGATGACGATTGCGGAGGTCAACAAGCGTTATGGTGAGATCAACGCGGCGAGCAAATCGCTATCGTCACTGGCGGCTAAGCGTCACGCCAAGGTTGCCGGAAAGTGGTATCAATTTGAGTGGTTCATCGACGAAATAAGCGCAGGGCAGTTGGTCGAGCTGTATTCCTACGACATGACAAGCGAACAGGGGGTGATTGACAACTTGCACCTGATCTTGGCGACGCTTTCGAGGGAGTGCAAGGTGTGGAAGTGGTGGCCGAAGGCGTATGACGGCAAGGGTCACAAGCAGCGCGCAGAGGTGATGACCCAGATGAAGATGGGTGACGTTTGGGGATATGCCGCTTTTTTTTTGCAGCTTTCCGAGCCTTTGTTGACGATTATGCGGAGGTCTTTGACGGATCAGGAGATGACGACGACAACGGCCAAGGCGTAAAAAAGCCGAACTACGGCTGGGTCGGTGTGGTCTACCGGATGGCCGGCAAAGATCCTCTGCGCATGGACCAGGTATTCAACATGCCGGCAAGGGAGTTCATGAACGCGCTGTTGCTGATGAAGGCTATGCCGTAGTGCATAGATTTCCGCGCTGCGATATTTACCTGCATGAAATTTACCACAGAGATAGAAGGCGACGTACTGGGCGTTGGCGCTGACGTGACTAAGGAGTTCAGCCTGTCGCGATCTCCTGACGTGAACGCGGCGCTAATTCGGTGGATGCAGGATGTAATCAAGCTGACGGTTGAGGGCATTGAACGCGTTGACGCTAAGGCTACGCTCAACCTGCGTCAATCGGTAGGCTTCGCAGAGTTGCCTGTCGAGCAGAAGGTCGCGCAGGTCGCTATGGAGATGGCCAGCTACTGGAAGTTCGTTGAATACGGCGTCAATGGCGTGCGTGTCAACAGGGGTGCGCCGTTCAGCTTTCGGAGTATCAACCCAAGTCCTTCGCACGTGGCAGCGATCCGCAAGTGGGCAATCGACAAAGCACTCGGCATCCCTGCTGACGAAATCGACGCGGCGGCATACAACATCGCCAAGTCAATAAAACGCAGAGGCATCAAGGGGCGGCCATTCCTCAACCAGGTATTGACTGACGCGAAGATGGACGAACTGGTGAGCAGCATCGCGCAAGTGGTCGGCAAGGAAATATCAATTTCAATCAACGTATGAGCATAACTATAATATCCGCGCTTCCATCGCTGCTACCTGTCGGCAACAGCGACGTGGTGGTGGTCAGTAGCAACAACACCGCTTCTGCCAACTTTCGCTACGTCTGCGACGTGTCGGGGTCGCTTTCCTCCGCGCGATTGAAGTGCGACAAGCTGCCAACGACGAACAACGGCTTCTTCGGTGTTAGCAAGGTCGTTGAGACGCTGATTGCGCCGAAGATACCACAGCTGACGAGCGGCTGGCAGGATGGCGGCTACGCTGTCAACACGAACCTGACCTTCCGCGAGGAGTTCGGCTCACCTCCGAC